CTTGTTGCGTTACATGGAGGACAATCAAAAGACAATCAGCTATTACCTAGCGCAATTGCAGACCTTTGGATACCATTACGATACGTTGTGGCTTCCGCACGACGCCGAGAATAAAACGCTTGCTGCTGCTGGCAAATCCATTGAGGAGATTGTCAGAGCTGCGGGTTATAAAACCCGGATCATTCCGAGGGTGCCAATTGCTGACTCTATCAATGCTGCGCGAACTATTTTCAACAACTGTTGGTTCGACCGAGAAGCCTGTGCCGAGGGTCTTACCTGTTTGCGCCATTACCGCTACGAGGTCGACCCAGAGACGGGTGGATTCTCAAAATCACCACTTCACGACCATTATTCGCACGGCGCAGATGCGTTTAGATACATCGGATTGATGGTCAACGAACCTAAACAACGCAAGCGACAACAGACGTTTACGCTACCGACAAACTGGATGGGCTAATCATGGCGAGCTATCAAAACGACGGCGAAGATTCACGCATTGCAAGCGCGATGCAATTCCTCCGGCTGGCGAGCGAAGCCGATAGCAACAACCGATCCGATGCGCTCGAGGATTTACGCTTTGTCAGCGGCGACCAATGGCCGGTGGAGATCCAAAACAGTCGCAACCTGGAAGCCAGGCCGTGCTTGACCATCAACAAGCTCGATGCCTATTGCCGACAAATCGCCAATCAGCAGCGCCAGCAGCGTCCCCGCATCAAGGTGCATCCGTGCAACAGCTACGCGAACAAGGAAACAGCCGAGGTTGTTGAGGGTATCTGCCGGCACATTGAGATCAACAGCGATGCCGATAGCGCTTACGACAACGCATTTGAATACGCTGTTCGCATGGGTTGGGGCTATTGGCGCGTGGTGACCGACTACACGTCTCCTGAGTCGTTTGATCAAGAGATTTACATCGACAAAATTGAAAACCCTTTCAGCGTCTACTTCGATCCAAACAGCACGGCTCTGGATGGTTCCGACCAAGAAAAATGCTTGATCACGACGATCATGAGCAAGGAGAAGTTTCGGGATCTATATCCAAACGCTGACGATGGTGGCAACTTCTCCGCTCGAGGAGGCGGCGACAGCAATCCAGAGTGGGTCACTAAGGAGGACGTGCGGATCGCCGAGTATTTCTACATTGAGCGCACGCCGGCAAAGCTCTACCTGCTAAACGATAAATCTCGGCTGTTCAAGGACCAGCTGCCCAGCAAGGAGTTCATGGCTGCAAATGGGCTTGAAATCGTTGGCGAGCGGGATAGCTACAAGAAGGTCGTCAAGTGGGTAAAGCTCACCGCGATGGAGATCCTCGAGGAACGGGATTGGCCAGGTAAGTACATTCCCGTCGTGCCGGTCTACGGTGGTCGGATTGTCATTGATAGCAAGTCAATCAAGTACGGGCTGGTGCGTTACGCCAAAGATCCCCAGAAAATGTACAACTTCTGGCAGACCTCGATGACCGAGGCGATTGCCCTGGCGCCCAAAGCCAAGTGGTTGCTGGCCGAGGGTCAGGACGAGGGTCACGAGAACGAGTGGGCGGCGGCTAACATCAAAGCTACGCCGGTGCTGCGATACAAGCAGACCGATATTGAGGGCCGGATGGCGCCGGTTCCAACGCGGTTGCAGCCTGAACCACCACCTTTGGGCATCATGGGTGCTGCCGAGGCTGTCAGCAACGATTTACAGCAGGTCGTTGGCATCTTTGATCCGTCGCAATTGCCGACTGGCAACATGAGCGGGAAGGCGCTCAATGGCCAGCAGCAGCAAGTGGACATGACCAACTTCCACTACTACGACAACTTGACCAAATCGATTGCCCATACTGGTTGCATCATCCTGGATCTGATTCCAAAGATTTACGACTCTGAGCGCGTGATGCGAATCATTGGCGTGGACGGCAAGCCAGATCTCATCACCATTAACGAAGCCTCCCAAGTTGGGAGAGTTTTGAACGACGTGACCGTTGGCGAGTACGACGTCAGCATGGATACGGGTCCTGGCTACGCATCACGGCGCGTTCAAGCGGTCGAGGCGATGATGCCGCTCATCGGTGCAAGTCCAGAGCTGTTCCAAGCTGCTGGCGATCTGGTATTCCGACAGATGGATTTCCCTGGTGCCGAGATCATTGCTGACCGGCTGGCGGCGGTGAACCCACTAGCGCAGATTGATGAGGAATCAGATGTACCGCCACAGGTCCAGATGCAGCTCGCACAAGCAAAGCAGCAAATGCAACAAATGCAACAGCAGATGCAGATGATGCAGCTCGAGATCAACAACCGTAGCCAGGTGGCGCAGATCAAGGAAGAAGGTGCTAACAAGCGCAAGCTCATGGATGTCACCGCTCGAGCGCATAACACCGAGACAATGGCCGAAGTTAAGGTCAATGATCAGAACACTCGGTCCATTACGAGTCAGAACAAGACCGAGATTGATGCTCTGGTTAACCTGTTGATTCACAATATGCCGATTGACGCATTAGCACGTGAAATTGAGCGTCGCAATGCCGAGCAAATGATGGCTGCTGAGTTTGCTGTGTCCGACATTGATCAGGGCCAATCACCGTTTACAACTTAGTCTTTGACAGCAATTCAAAAACGGGTTATATAAGCGCAATCGTACCGGCGCGTTTCACCGGGAAAATCCGTGGGTAACCATGTCAGAACCAAGAGAAACGACTACCGTCGTAACGTCAGAAACACTTGCAGACTTTTCAGCACAGAAATTAGGTTTAGCTCCCGACAATGAGATTGAGGCTGTTGAAGAAGCAGAGCCAATCGAATCAGAGGTTGAGAATGAGCCAGAGGCTGAAGAAGAAGCGCCAACCACAGAAAATGAAGGTAAACCGAGCAAGCTGAAGGCGCGGTTTTCAGAGTTAACCAAGCAGCGCGAACAGGCCAGGGCAGACGCCCAACGTGAGCGTGATGCAAGGGAAGCGCTGGAAGCACGGCTGGCGGCTTTGGAGCAAGGACAGGCGCCTAGACAGGCTCCGGTTGCTGATTCCAAGCCAACGCCGGATCAATTTACCGATGCTTTTGAATACGCAGAGGCATTGGCTGAATTTAGCGCTGAAAGGGCACTCAAAGAGCGTGATAGGCAGGATTCAGAAAGGCGAGCGCAAGAGCAACAGGCGAAGGTCGTGCAGACCTGGACCAAACGGCTCGAAGCGGCAAAGGCTGAAATCGACGATTTTGATGAAATGGTGTCGTCTAGCGATGTTGTAGTGCCGAATCACATTCGGGACGCGATATTAGAATCAGACGTTGGACCTCAGGTTTTGTATCACCTAGCATCTAATCAAGATCAAGCCCGTGCTTTTAATGAAATGTCGACAGCGCAAGCGTTGAGAGCCATTGGCAAACTTGAAGCTAAGTTTGAGAAAGCAGAAGTTGGCAAACCTGATAAATCTGTGGTAAAAAGCAAGGCACCAGCCCCGATTAACCCCATCAAGTCAAGCAACGCAACCGCTGATACTCTCGTGAATTCCAAAGGGGAGTTTCATGGGACTTACGCAGCATGGAAAGCGGCAAGACAAGCCGGCAAGATCAGGTAAACAGATTTAATGCGTCTATGACGCGAAGGAAATGAAATGGCTAATACCCTTTTAACGATTAGTAAGATTACTAATGAAGCTCTCATGGTTCTGGAGAACGAACTTACGTTCACCTCCGAGGTAAACCGTGAGTATGATGATCAATTTTCTATATCAGGGGCCAAAATCGGACAGACCGTGAATGTCCGGAAACCGGCTAGGTTCATCGGTGTAACGGGGCCGGCGCTCTCTGTCGAGGACTTCAACGAGACTTCGATTCCCGTCACGCTGAATACCCAATTCCACGTTGATACCCAGTTCAGCACCGCTGACTTGGCTCTGTCGTTGGACCTATTTTCTGACAGAGTTATCAAACCGGGCGTCGCAGCCATTGCAAATAAGATCGACCGTGACGGTCTGGTTCTTGCAAAAAACAACGTCGCTAATATTGTCGGTACTGCCGGCACGCCACCCACCTCGTTGCTGACCTATCTGACCGGCCAGGCTTATCTGGACTCAGAAGGCGCACCACGCGATGGACGCCGTGCTTGTATCGTCGAGCCATTCACCTCGGCTACCATCGTTGATTCGCTGAAAGGGCTGTTTATGCCTAGCCAGAAGATCTCCGAGCAGTACGAAAAGGGCATGATGGGCACCGACAGCGCCGGTATGCGTTGGAAGATGGACCAGAACGTCGTGAGCCACACTTTTGGTTCATACGCTGCTGCCAGCTTGACGACTAACACCGCGACGTTTACCGGCTCGATCACCTCCGGTTGGGCATCATCGTCGACGATTACCATCTCGGCTACCAGCGCAGCGGCACCGCTCAAGCAGGGCGACGTGATCACGATTGCAAACGTGTTTGCGGTCAACCCACAGAACCGTCAGGCTTACGGCTCCAACCGTCTGCGTAACTTTGTGGTGACTGCTGATGTGACGATTTCCTCGGGTGGCTCGGCTTCGGTCGTGGTCTCGCCAGCGATCATCACCGCAGGTCAGTTCCAGAACGTCACGGTTTCGGCTACCAGCTCGAGCGCCGTTGTGACCCCGTTCAACAACACCGGAACGGTTAGCCCACAAAATATAATCATGCACCGCAATTCTGAGACCTTGGCTTGTGCTGACCTCGAGCTACCACAAGGGGTTGTATTTGCTGGACGTGCATCGGACAAGGATCTCGGCTTGTCCATTCGTGTTTTGCGTCAATATACAATTAATAACGACTCCGTTCCATGTCGTCTCGATGTGCTGTACGGTTGGGCAATGCTTTACCCCGAATTGGCTTGCCGCGTCGCAGCCTAATCAATCAACGACAAGGATATAAATCATGGCGAATCCGGGACCAGCAAGTACCGTAGCCAATCATCCGCAAGTGCTTGGTTCAAACCAAGCTCTGCGTTTGTTGGCATCTTTTCAATCTGTAAACCTTGCAACGACTGGCGACACCGTTCTGCCGGTTCTGAACAGCGGCAACTACAGCGTTTCTAACGTCATCATTGCTGATGCGTCGACCAACTTGAGCACCGCAACTGTCCCTTTTGCGGGCGTGTTCACAGCGCCTGGCGCAAGCGGCACCGCAATCGTGGCGAATGCTACGTTGTCGGCGTTGACTGGCCCAACGGTGGTGTCGCAGCGAACTGTGGCGTCTACGGCGGCTCAATCTGGACAGAACCTGTACTTTAACGTCGCTACGGCATCGAGCTACGCAGCAACCGTTGACGTGTTTGTCTACGGTTACGATCTGACGTTCCAGCCCTAATCAGGGGCAGCAAAAAGGGAAAGCCGATTCTTTGCAGGGTCGGCTTTTTCTCTTTAATTTTGGAATAAAAAATGTCACAGACGAATCAGGTTAATACCGTCACGTCGCAGAACGTGGTCCCGGTTGGTGCAACATATGACGCCAACGGAAACTTTATTACATTGGTCGGCGCTGGAGCGCAGCCAATCAGCTCGGGCGGCGCACCGTCGACTGATACTTATGTGGTGCTTTCGTCGTCTTCAAGCCTGCCAAATGATCGGGTTTTGACGGCGGGCACGAATATCACGCTTACCGATTCGGGTCCGGGCGGCACAGTCACCATTGAGTCGACTGCTGGTGGCGTTTCAAACGTCGCAACTGGGACTGGTCTGACGGGTGGTCCGATTACCTCGACCGGCACAATTGCGCTAGCCAACACAGCGGTTACCGCTGGCAGTTACGGCACGTCAATTGGTATCCCTCAGATCACTATTGATGCACAGGGCCGGATTACCGCTGCTAGCACGATTGCAACAACCAGCAACAGCTACCAGGGGACGTGGAATGCTTCGACCAACACGCCAACGCTGACCTCGAGTGTAGGCACACTCGGGTTTTACTATGTTGTCTCGGTTGCTGGCTCGACTAACCTAAACGGCATCAGCACTTGGGCGGTTGGCGACTGGGCGGTTTACAGCGGCTCGGCCTGGCAAAAGGTCGCTGCATCGGGTTCTAGCGCGTTTAGCACGCTGACCGTCACGGGTTTGACGGGTTATATGTATGCCAACGGCGCAAGCGCTGTAACGGCTGCAACGACGATTCCTAATGCTGGATTGACCAATTCATCGGTGACAGTTGGATCAACTGCAATCTCGCTTGGCGCGACTGCTGCAACGATTGCTGGTTTGACGCTAACCAGCCCAACGATGAGCAGCCCAACACTCGGGACGCCGGTTAGCGTGACGTTGACCAACGCAACGGGTTTGCCGCTTACAACTGGAGTTACTGGCAATCTGCCGGTGACGAATCTTAACAGCGGAACCAGCGCATCGGGCACGACCTTTTGGCGTGGCGATGGAGTCTGGGCAACGCCAGCGGCAAGCGCGGGCACGGTGACGTCTGTAACTGGGACTGGGACCGTTAATGGGATCACGCTCACGGGCAACGTCACAAGCTCGGGCAATCTAACGCTCGGCGGCGCGTTGTCTGGCGTTAATTTGGCAACCCAAGTCACCGGCAATTTGCCTGTATCTAACCTCAATAGCGGCACTAGCGCGTCGGCAAGCACGTTCTGGCGTGGTGATGGCACTTGGGCATCTCCAGCTGGTTCTGGCACGGTGACGAGCGTTGGATTGAGTGCGCCGAGTATCTTTACCGTTACTAACAGCCCCGTAACGACGAGCGGAACATTAACGCTGTCATACTCAGGCACGGCGTTGCCGGTGGCTAACGGCGGCACGAATGCAACGTCAGCCGGCATTACTGCATTCAATAACATCACGGGTTATACCGCGTCTGGCGCGACTGGCACGACCAGCACCAACTTAGTGTTCAGCACCAGCCCCGCGATTACAACGGCGACGCTGACCAATCCAACGGTCACGAACTACATTGAGACGTTGTATTCGGCCAATACCAGCACGGCAATTACGGTAGATCTGGCAAACGGCACGGTTCAGAACCTAACGCTGACAGGCAATGCAACGATCACGATGCCAACGGCAGTCGCTGGTAAGTCGTTTATCATTATTCTGTCGCAAGACGGGACTGGCGGCAGAACGGTTACTTGGTCAACTGTATCGTGGCCAGCGGCTACGGCGCCGACAATTACCAGCACAGCAAGTAAACGCGACATTTTCTCGTTTTTTTCTAATGGCACTAGCTGGTTCGGGGCCACAATCGGACAAAACTACACATAATGTTTGCTGCATCCAAATCAGCTCAAGCAGCGGCTGCTGCGCCAACATCAGATACGCTATTTCCGTATGTCCCGTTGTTGTTGAATACAACCAGCACTAACGGGCAGCAGAACAATACGTTCTTGGACTCCAGCACCAACAACTTTACGATTACCCGAAACGGAACCCCAACGCAGGGATCTGTGACTCCGTATTGGCCTAATGGGTATTGGAGTTGGTATTTTGGTGGAAGTGGGAACTATGCAACCACAAACACTGGCGGTATAGGGGCAACAGTTACGACATTTACGATTGAGTGTTGGATTTATGCAACCGCAACACCTGCTGGCGTGACTCCGGCAGTTATTGGGGATATGCAATCGACAAATATTTCGAATTACATTTCTTTTGGCATAACCCCATCAAATCTACTGCAACTTTTTTGGTATGACGGAGCCAACAAAACAGCGACTGGCAATACAACAATTCCATTAAACACTTGGACGCATATTGCCGCTTCTGTCAATGCAAACGCAATAACCTTGTATGTTAACGGAGTTTCTCAAACAATTACTGGCACGTCTACGTTAACAAACAGAACGGGGACCCATGGTTATTTTGTATTGGCTCAAAATCTGACCAACATTTACACAGGCTACATTTCAAATGTGTCGGTGCTAAATGGCACGGCTAAATACAGCTCAAGCTTTACCCCATCAACAACCCCGTTGAGCGTAAGCACTACTAATCAGACGCTGTTGGCTTGTTATAGCAACCGTTTCATTGACTCAAATACAGCCACAACAGCAAAAACAATTACAATTACCGGCACTCCCCGTGTCCAAGCATTCCAGCCGTTCTCACCGACTGCTTCGTATACCGCTGCGGCTTATGGGGGAAGTGGGTTTTTTAATGGAAGCACGGACTATTTGACTGTTGCTTCAAACGCAGCATTGAATTTGACAGGCGATTTTACAGTTGAAACTTGGGCTTATGCCACGGCAACCACAAATGCTGTTGACCAGGTTTTTAACTATGGCGGCTTCATTTTTATGCTTTACCATAATGGAGCCAGTTGGACGGTTGAAATAGGAAATGGTTCAAGCAATTATTTCACTTTGACTGGAACCGCGAGCTTAAATGCTTGGCATCATTTTGCAATTACAAGAAGCACAAATACATACACATTTTGGATAGATGGCGTATCGGCATCGACCGCAACCAACGCCAACGCTCCCGCCACTTCTGGAGCTACTTTGAGTATTGCCAGAAGTCAAGGAACAGGCAATCAATGGTTTACCGGATACATATCTAATTTTCGCATCGTCAAAGGCACAGCGGTCTACACCTCGGCCTTCACGCCACCTACCGCACCAGTCACAGCAATCACCAACACCAGCCTCCTAACCAACTTCACCAACGCGGGGATCTACGACGCTGCGGCTCAAAACAATGCGATCACGGTCGGAGATGCCCAGGCGTCAACCACGGTATCTAAGTGGTCGCCCACGAGCATGAAGTTTGATGGGACTGGTGATTGGTTAACGGCTATTGACAATTTGCAGCTCCAGCTCGGAACGGGCGATTTTACGATTGACGGATGGCTGTACCTATCTGCAAACGGCGTTGTTTATGGCATTGTAAGCAAAGGCACGGCGACAACCGGCTGGTCGGTAAACGTAACCGTATTAAACAAACTCCAGTTTAGCTACACAACATCCAACTTGACCGGCGCAACGTCATTGGCTACAGGCACTTGGTATTATTTTGCTGTGGTGCGATCTGGCAGCGCAAGTGGGAACCTAAAGGTTTATCTAAATGGATCGGTAGATGCCACTAGCGGCGGCGCTGTGACGGACAATTTCAATCAAACAAGCATTTTGTATGTTGGTGCAGATCGGGTTGGGGCAATGCCTGTAAACGGATACTTGCAAGACGTTCGGATTACCAAATACGCACGCACCATCACGACGCCAACAGCAGCATTCCCAACGAGGTAATCATGCAACTCGCTAATCAAGATCTGGTCATCAAAGACCATGCAGAGTGGTTTCCCAATACATCGTTTGGCGACCGTGGCCCAAGCCTCGAGTGGATTGCCGAACAGGGTTACTATGTCATTTCCGTATGGAAGCCATACAACCACGCAACTGAAAAGTTGGTTTCTGCCGCTCCGCATTTGTTTGACGGGATGTGCTGCTTGGTTGACGTTGAGCCAATGACTGCCGACGAGCTTAAATCGCGGGTCGACACTCAATGGGCTGTGATCCGTAACCAACGCAATCAGATGCTCAAGGACACGGACTGGACGCAAGTGGCTGATGCTCCGGTGGACAATCTGACGTGGGCGATCTATCGGCAAGAGCTGCGGGACATCACGACTCAGGCCAATCCGTTCAACATTACCTGGCCGAAAGAGGGCAAGAATGTATAACTCACCTTTCACGCCGTTTGGGCCGACGTATCTTGTTGGGACGTCTCCTGTGCAGGTGGCGTCAAGAAACAACGATAACCCATCGAGCTATCGGATTCGCAACACCAGCGCATCGGTGCAATACATCAGTTGGTCTTATAATGCTCCAGGTAGTCCAACGCCAACCATTACCGTGACGGCTCCAACAGCCGGTAATCCCTCAGCGGCAACGCTTGGTTTCTTGCCAAGCTCGGTTGAGGTGATTGGCGGGATTCCTCCGAATGCTTGGTTTGAGGCTGACGCTGCTGGCGCTTTTGAGGTTACTCCGGGCGAGGGTCTGTAATGGCACTTAGAGCAACATCTGGTGGCGGTGGTGGCGGTGGCGGTAGCGGCACGGTCACGACCGTCTCGGTTGCCACGGCTAATGGATTAAACGGCTCGGTCGCCAACGCGACAACAACTCCGGCAATTACTATCGGGACGTCTGTCACGGGCGTCCTGAAGGGCAATGGCACGGCTATCAGCGCGGCAACGGCCAACACGGACTACCTTACCCCACCAAGCGGTACGGCGCTGCTTAAAGCGGGTTCTGGGGGCGCTCTAGCCAATGCGACAGCAGGGACGGATTATCAAGCTCCGATCACGCTGACGACCACGGGAACGAGCGGAGCGGCGACGTTTGCCGCTAATGTGCTTAACATCCCGAACTATGCCGCGGGTGCTGGATCTGGGACGGTGACAAGCGCGTCGGTTGTATCTGCCAACGGGTTTGCCGGTACGGTTGCAAATGCCACCACGACGCCAGCGATTACGCTGTCAACGAGCATTAGCGGCGTGCTTAAGGGGAACGGAACGGCGATCTCGGCGGCTACCGCAGGAACGGACTACCAGGTTCCGATTACGCTAACCACAAGCGGGACAAGTGGCGCGGCGACGTTTGCTGCTGGCACGTTGAATATCCCAAACTACAGCGCAGGTGGAACGGTCACCAGCATCACGGCTGGCACGGGGTTGAGCGGTGGCACGATCACCAGCAGCGGCACGATTGCGATTGATGCAACTGTTGCCACGTTGACTGGCACTCAGACCTTCACCAACAAAACCATTACGGGTTTGACGAGCGCATCTACCGTATTGGACAGCTCGGGCAACGCCTATGCGGTTGGTTACCGGACAATGCCGCAATCGGCAAACGCGACCGGCACATTGGCGTTATCTGATAGCGGAAAACACTTTTATGTGACCAGCGGCTTGACTGTACCGTTGAATTCTTCGGTGGCGTTTGACATTGGCACGGTGATTACAATCGTCAGCAATAGCACCGCGATTACAATCACTCCGGCGTCTGGCGTGACGCTTCAATTGGCAAACTCTGCAACCGCTGGAACGAGATCGTTGACAAGCAACGGAGTCGCAACGCTGTTGAAAGTTGCTGTTAATACTTGGTACGTCTCCGGCGCGGGCGTTACATGAGTGGTTTTTTGGGGTTGATCTTTGGTAGTGAGCCAGGGGGTAGCGGTCCTCCACCTGTCACGCCGTCTGAATATATCGGTTTCGGAGGGTATGAGCCAACGGCTAGGATTTCTGTTTTTCCTTGGAATTCCACAACTGGTTATGGCACAAAATATACAAGTGCCGCTACAACGATTGGATCGCAAGCTGTTCAAGTTTCATTTGTTTCAGATAATTCAAATTTTTCTTGTTCTGGAACGGCGGCTTACCTTGATATATGGCGCTGGTCATCGCTTGGGTTTGGCACGAGATACGCAAATCCTACAAATTTATTAAATCCTTCGAGCGGCGGTATTCAAGCGTACACTTGGACGTCAAATATTGATGCCGTGTTGTGCGTCAATAGATTTAGCTCTAATTTTCCGCAAGCCTGGGCTTGGAACTCTACAACCGGAATTGGAACCAAGTATTCAAACGGATCTGTTGTTTCAACTTCTGGGTTTTCAAATGCAATGACCTTAAATGGTGACAGCTCTATTGTCGCCATATCGTTCCAATCGTCTCCGTATGTGTGTCTTTACCCTTGGTCTAGTTCTACTGGCTTTGGAACTCGGCTTGCCAATCCTGCAACACCTCCATCTTCAACCCCAACAAGTTATTTAGGTCTTTCATTTAACAAAGTAACGAATGATTTGGCTTCTGCTCATAATCAGACTCCGTTTGTCTTTGCCTATCCTGTAACTTCTTCTGGCTTTGGAACAAAATATTCAAACCCTTCTCCTGCTTTGGGAGCGGCAACCAATGGTTTGAGATTTAGTCCTGACGGCGCTACTTTTGCATCGGTAAACGGTGGTAGTACAACGGTCAATGCGTATCAATGGGGTGCTGGATTCGGTACAAAATATGCAAATCCTGTTTTGCCTCCTTATGCAATTGCGATGGATTGGCAAAGCACAAGCAATGCTGTTGCAACTAGCCAAGACACATCTTCTCCGTATAGAGCAATTTATCGTTGGAGTGGCTCAGGATTTGGTACAAAATATTCTGAACCTGCGGTTGTCAGGGGCGCTTCTTTAACTGTTTCCTTTTCAAATCAATCAAGGTAAAAAATGCTCACCGATCAAGAAAGACAAGCTGGTTTGGTTATGAATGCTTTCCATCGTGAAATGGAAATCTACGGCTACCAAATTAACATTGACAACTACACGACCATGTTGGCGGCGCTACCTGCTGATGCCTGGCCGGCAGATCTTGAGGCGTTCAAGACTGTCAAGACCGAGGATTTGCCGGACGAGCTGAGTGACGACCAGGTTGCCCAAATTGGCGACTATCAGTACCGCGACCGTCTGCGCGTTTTGGTTCGCACCGAGAAGGCTGAACAAAACAAGTCAATGCGCATTCGTGACGTGATCAAAGCCCAGATTGGCGCTGATTACGATGCGTTGGTTGCAGCTTACAAGGCGTCGCAGGTCTAACGATGGCAGTCAAACTATCTCCGCTGGCTGGCGCTGGTTGGCAGTTTTTCGATAACCTCGGGACACCGCTGGCTGGTGGGCTGTTGTATACGTACACGGCAGGAACAACGACGCCACAAGCGACGTATACCAGCGCAGCGGGAACCATTGCCAACTCAAATCCTATTGTGTTGGATGCCGCAGGGCGCACCGCTAATCAGACGTGGCTGACAACGGGTGGTGCTTATAAGTTTGTGTTGCAGACGCCGGCAGCGGTTACGATTGGCACTTACGACAATATCAGCGGCATCAATGATTTGACTGGGGCAGCTCCGGCGGCTGGATCAACTAGCATCACGACGCTTGGCACAATAACGACCGGCACGTGGAATGCAACGCCAATCGGCGTCGCTTACGGCGGGACGGGGTTAACTAGCATTCCAGCTCGGTCTGCACCAGTCGCAAATACTGCAAATGTTTACACGACAATAACTCCTGGTGCAAGTCAGTCAATTAGAATAAATGCGGCAAATACGGCTTGGGAAGTTTACACTCCTGCAGACGTTACTTCCCCAACAATTACTAATGCAACATTAGTCACGCCAACGATTACAACGATAAAGTCAAGCGCCGTTAACACCCCAACGGTTTTTCAAGATTCCGCTGGCACTCAAGTTGGTACGTTGTGCAGAGCTTGGGTTAATTTTAACGGTGTAAGTGGATCTGTTGGGATCAATGCCGCGTTTAATGTATCAAGCGTTACTCGAAATAGTACGGGCGATTACACGATAAATTTTACAAACGCATTTGTTGATAGCAATTACGCCATGTCTGCGATTGCAAACGACAATGCTGCTGGCATATCAGTTTCAAAGATTGTGGCAACTGGAAATGCTACGACAGCTCCGGTCTTGAAGACAACAACTCAAGTCAGGGTTGCTTATGGTTATGACACCGGCTCTGGAGCAAATTATACTGACACTTCAGTATTTTGCGTTTGTTTTTTCCGTTAATTAAAAAGCAATCATGTCTAAAGTGATAGTGTTTACGAATGAAAATGGCGGCGTTTCTGTTTGTATGCCGTCAAACGAATTGCCAGTTGAATTTATTCAGAGAAAAGACATTCCTGCCGGCGTTCAATCATTCATAATTGATGCGTCCACTCTTCCAGAAACAGATAATGATTTTTTTAGTGCATGGGAACAGACTAACGGCGTTGTGTCTGTCAATCTGACAAAAGCCAAAGAAGTTACAAGGCAGCGCTTGCGCGTGGAACGCATACTTTTGTTGGCAGCGCAGGATGTTGCATTTCAACGGGCAATTGAGTCAAATTCTAGCACTGCTGCAATTGTGGCTGAAAAACAGCGGTTGCGAGACCTTACCAAGCTGCCGGACGCTTGTAAAACGCTTGACGAACTACGTTCCATCAAAGCTGGATAATAATCAATTATGACTGCGCCAATTGAGATCATCTCTCGTTCTTTAAAAGACATTGGGGCGCTCGAAGCTGGCGAGACGCCGACGTCTGACGCAGCGCAAGACGCATTCGATATGCTCAACGACATATTGGATCAGTGGTCTAACGAACGGATGATGATCAGCTACCAGACTGAGATCATTTTCCCGACAGCCACCAATCAGGTTCAGTACACAATCGGACCAGGCGGTCAGGTTGGTGCGGTATTTACCGGCAGCATCTCCGGCACGACGCTAACGGTCACGGCGTTGACCAGCGGCTCGGTGCAGCTCGGGCAAACGCTGGTTGGCACGGGCATCGCATCTGGCACAACTATCGTGCAATTCAACACGGGCGCTGGCGGCAACGTCAACGAGCTTGGTACGTACACTGTCAGTACAAGCCAAACGGTTGCCAGCACAACAATCACGGCGAGCTATCAGCGTCCGGTTAGCATCAACAGCGCTTTTGTGCGCGTGATCAATCAATCGGGCGGCGGCGGTCAATCTCAGAACTCTCTAGATTATCCCGTGGCGTGCATTGGGCTGGATCAGTACGAGCTGATTGGCCTCAAAAGTCTTAACGGGCCTTGGCCAAAGGCTTTGTACTATCAACCGGCAGAGCTGCTTGGCACAATCTATTTGTGGCCAGCTCCGGCGCAGGGCGAGATGCACGTGTTTGCCGACACAATGTTCCGGCGCTACGCCAATCTGACCGAATCAATTGCGCTGCCGCAGGGCTATCTCATGGCTCTGCGCTGGTGTTTGGCCGAGCGTTTGTGTCCGATGTACGGCAAAGGCTCCACGACTCAGCTTGCGATGATTAACGCCTATGCAGCACAGGCCAAGGCGACAATCAAGCGCACCAATATGCGACCAAGCCTGACAGCTCAATTCCCTGACGTTCTGTTCAGCGGCAAATCCAAGGACGCGAGCTTTATCTTGACGGGCGGGTTTGTCTAATGGCCGACTTCGGCTTTGTTGGGGCGTCTTACGAAGCGCCAACCATTTACCAAGATGCTCAAGAGTGCATCAATTGGTATCCCGAGATTGACATTGTAAAGCCCGAGGGATCGCGGGGCGTTGTGGCGTTGCTGCCGACGCCTGGTTACCGCACCATCGTCACGCTGCCAAACGGTCCCGTGCGTGGAATGAGGACGATGACGCCGTTCGGGCAGATGATCGCGGTCGCTGCTAACAAGGTCTACTTGATACAGGCTAACTGGTCATTCACAGAGGTAGGAACGCTCAACACGTCATCTGGACCCGTGAGTATCACCGAGACTCAAACGACCGATGACGGGGCTAATAATGGCACCGTGGCGTACATTTCTGATGGTGTTGCGCGGTACTTCTACAATCTGACTACTGCGACATTTGCCCAACTGACAAGTGACGGGCTCTGGGCCGGGGCAACGGTTGTCGATTATGTCAATGGCTACGTGGTTTACAACAAACCCGACAGCCAATTGTTTACTGCAACAGACGCAGGGTCTGTCTACAACACAGGCGGGTTGTTTGGGCGTAAGGACGGTGGATCGGACAATCTGGTTTCAATCTTTATTGATCACCAACAGCTCTTTCTGTTTGGCGAGTTTACGACCGAGGTTTGGGTAGAGTCACCACCACCAGACCCGACAATTGCCACTTTCCCGTTTGCACCGATCAGCGGCACGTTCATCCAGCACGGCATCAACGCACCGTTCTCAGTCGCTCGATGGGCTGAGACGTTCATGTTTGTCACTCGAGATCTACTTGGTCACGCCACGATTGGCACGATCAGCGGATACCAGTTTGTCCGGCTGTCAACGCACGCCGTGGAAAACTCGCTGATTGGTTACGACGTCTCTGACGCGATTGCATATTCCATGCAGATCACGGGACACGAGTGGTATATCGTCACGTTCCCGAATGCCAATATAACTTGGGTTTACGACTCAACCACAAAGCTATGGTTCAAGTGGATGAGCTTGGACGAATTTAACAATTTTCAGCGCAATCGCGGCAATTGCGCGACGTTTTTCAACACGTACAATTTGGTTGGCGACTACCAAAACGGCAACATCTACATTGTCGACACGGATTACTACACCGAGGCTGGCAACCCAATTCGGCGTCTACGTCGCACTCCTCACTTGGTCTCTGATTTCCAACGGCAGTATTTTGAGGAATTGCAAATCCAATTCCAGCCTGGCGTTGGTCTGAGCACCGGACAAGGGCAAGACCCTCAAGCAATGTTGCGCTGGTCAAACGACGGTGGCTCCACTTACTCAAACGAGCATTGGACCAGCATCGGCAAGATTGGCAAGTATCAGAATCGAGCAATCTGGCGCCGGCTCGGCACAGCTCGAGATCGCGTTTGGGAAGTCTCTATCAGCGATCCGGTCAAGGCAGCAATCGTCTCTGCCAATCTCAAAGCCAGTGTGGGTGAGAACTAATGGCAACGTCATATTTACGTTATCCGCAATCGCCATTTTTAGATCCGATCACCAAAAGACCGGCGCGTGAATGGTTGATCTGGTTGCAAAACCCAAACGTCTCAACGATCACGGTTGGGACCGGACTGGTAAATACCGTCTCCGGCGGAACAACGGGTCTGACGCCAACAGCAGCAGCGTCTGGTGCGGTCACATTAGGCGGCACCGTAAACGTGGCATCAGGCGGCACAGGCGCTAATACGCTCACTGGCTACGTTAAGGGCGCAGGCACGACACCGCTGACGGCAAGCGCCACGATTCCAATTGCTGACGTCTCTGGTGCTGGCACAATGGCCACACAGAATGCCAACAGCGTTGCAATCACGGGTGGCTCGGTTGCTGGTACGTCAGTCAGCGCAACCACGCTTACAACGTCTAGCACGGTGACGGTCAACAATCTAGCGGCGACTGGCACGCACACAGTCATTGCAAAATGGTTGCCGATTGTCGCTGACGGGACAACTTATTATTTGCCGCTGTATACTTAAATGAAAGTCGATGATTTTGTAAAAGAGATTGCTGGCCGATTTGATGCAGACCCACAGGTTAAGCATCATTTTTCGGGCGGCGTCTATGCAAAACAAATGTTTATCCCGAAGGGATTTATTGCTGCAACCCACAAGCACGTTT